TTAAGAGGATGTGGGATGCTACCAGTCACAGCTCTGACAGGAAGGGGCATACCATCCCGAACCGGAGTTGAACTTGTTAGCATTTTAGAACGTGCTGGGAAATACTGCCCACTTAGAATTCTATCTACATCTCTTTGACCAGCAGAGGGTAAAGATTGATATTGAGCTGCGATCTGTTCAAAATTAGAACTCTTATAAAGATCAGGATCTACAGAACGCAAAAGTGTACCGTAAAGGTGCATACCATTTTTTAAAACATTTTTACCTGCTGATTCATTGATATGATCAACAGCAAGAGCATATTCAGTCGGCAAAGGTTGACCGGCTAGTAGTTTAGGTAGGACGCTCAGGATGTCACTGTTAGACGCAAAGCTGGACGGGTTGTTGTGCAACTCACGATAAACATCACCACCGCTGCGAGCAACATCGCTAAGATGTGCTAGCCGGGTGTACAGCCTATCAGTTGCAGTACGTTGAGCCTCTGGACGTGCTTCCCACCTAAAGGGACGTTTCTTATCGTCGAGTTCAAAGAGGTGACCTGACTTTGGTCTGAAAGCTTTTGAAAGCTCCTCTTGAGCCATAGTGCTGTATTTAGTTTGAACACCAGCAATGTCTTCCTCGGTTTGAGCGTTCTTCAAATCGAATGCGATTAGATCTGCTTTACTACGCATCCACCAACCCAGCATCTGCTTACCTACGCCAAGGATGTCACCGTTCAAGGTTTTAGCGGAGGATAGTTCTGTTGCAATTATACCAGAAGCAACCTGCTCAATAGCTTTGTGTGTAGGCGTATCCTTTTGCGCCGTCATTTGCTTAGCAAACTGGTAAGTCCAGTGAGAGCGACCAGCTTCTGTTTGATACAGCGGGTGTTCGATTGTAAGTTCGCCGCTAGTATAAGCTTCGATAGCACTTGCAATCTGTTGATTATTCTTCTCTGCACCTTGAGTAAACTGAAGACTCAAGCTTTGAACATTTCCGACCTTCATTTCCTGTACAGTTAAGCCGTGTTTCAGACCTTCAGGAATGATTGTCCTCATAAAACTAGATACATCCTCAGTACTATATTTACCAGGATTGTTTGCAAGATCCATACTAAATGTCTGGATTTTTTGCATCACGCCAGCTTGTCCAGCTGCCCTTCTGTTACGGAAACCGGTAGCAACTGCTTGGTCAAGTTCGTTACTCAGTTCATTATAAAAATCCGGATATTCTTCACGTAGCAGTTTGCCGTTAGGCATGACTGCATCTCCTAAACGATCTATATCAAAAGGCATTCCAGCTTCAGCAGCTTCAACAAGACTGTCTTGCAACTGCTTTCTCATAGCTGCTGCACCAATACCCATGTTTTCACCGGAACGAGGTGTAGTAGCCGAGCCTTTGTCAATAGTATTGAAAAAAGTTTGACCTAGAACTTTGGGATCAACTTTAGGATCATTAGCAACTATGTTGAATTTTCTAAGCAAATCCCTACGTTGAGATTCGCCTCTGCGAGAACGAATTTCTTTATGGAACCGTTGCTTTACTACATTAGTGTTTTGGCGGAGAAGCGGAAAAGCATATTTACCCAAGATATCCATAGGAATAGATGCTTTACCTGAAACTTCATCTACACCCATCGCTTCGTCTATAAGACGATTGACGATCATATCGCTAACAGTTTCCGGTACATTAGGATCGTTAATTTTAAACGTGCCTAGACCTTCAAAGGTCATAGTACCAGTGTTAGTTTTACGCTGTTCAGCCGCCCACTCAGGAGCTACCGTGGCAAACAGTTTTGCCTTTTCAATATCTCGATATACAGCGGTTCGACCAGTTGCCGCTTGCATCCAGCCTGCTGTTTCTGCTTGTTTGTTGTTTTGCAGATCTTTGATATGTGGAGCTGCTTGAGTATCTGTTATAGTTTCTTGTACTAGCTCTTCCTGACGCCTTGTGTTAAAATCTTTTTTCAGATCTTCATCTTTCAAACGCCACAGGTTTGCAGCAACAGTTTTCTTAGCTAGAGTATCCTGTATATCTACAGTAAGAGCCGTGACTCCTTGTGCAAAATTAGGAACAAACTCAGCGAGCTGCTGGAGTTGTTTAGCACCAACTTCCTGACGTTTGTATTCTTGAACGCCAGAAGTCTCCATGTTTTGGAAACTGGATGCAATAACTGCTAGTTTAGCTTGTAGCCCAGGATTAGGATCTGGGACTTGTACTGGCGCAAAGGATTGCCCTTGGGCTGCACCTTGGAACGCCACTTGTTGAATTTCTGGTAGTTTCATTACGGTGTTGTACCAAAGTGTTTATCGATGGCAAAGCCAAACTTAGCTCCAGAGATCAAGCCTTGGCCAATCTTAAGAGCTGAATTCAATCCGTGATTAAAGCCACTACCTTGGTAAGTAGTTTGTGCCATCTCAGGGATCGGTCCTTCTAAAATAGTTCCGTATGCTGCAACGTCAGCAGCGTATGCTTGACCAGCAATTTTACCCATGTTCCTAGCACCTTGCTTAAGAACACTTTGTTCAGTCAGAGCCAAACGTGCCTCACTGTTGCCGAACTGGGCTTCAGTTGCAAGAGCAATAGCTCGATCTGCACTTCGTCCGTAACTTTCTGTAGCAGCAGCGTAGCCTTGGGCTTGCATTAATTGTTTAATCAATGCTTGCCGTTGGTCACTAAATCCAAGAAATGTTTCTTGCATCCGTGCCTGTTCTGTTTGCCAGGACGCATTGGCTGCTTTAAAGTTTTCAACCATCTGTTCTTTAACGCGATCAACTTTACGTTGATGGGCGCGTTCCCGCATCTGGTTCATAATGCGAGTTTTAGCAATACTGAGAGTGTTGCTGTACTGAGTAGCAGCAGCTTTTGCAATTACCGCCTGTGACTCAGCACTAGCACCCAACGCTCCCATAGCACCACTTAAACCGGCACTAATCGCGGTACCCCAGAATTCCATTAAGATACCTCCTTTGTCATAGTAATACCATTTCTACTATATAAGTGTTAGTCAGAGTACTAGGAAATACTCTTAGGATTTTAAAGCCAAAAAATTGAGCCATTTTTATAGCTTGGGTATATTCAATACCAGTGTGGTTCCAAAGCAGCCTTGCTTTTTTGACCTTACGGAACCATCGTTTTAGATATTTGATACAGGCAACTGGATACTTCTCCATGGCTTTACACATGTGCATCCACAAGCAACCTGAATCCATACCAACGATGGCCACAGGCTCGCCGTCACTGGTAGAAAAGTAAAAAGCCTCACTGATGGAGATGTCCTCAGCAAGGCTTAGTACTGGATTTTCTTTATACCTAAGTAGATCTTGTAAACTATTATCTAGTAGATTATCCAGCACAGCTGGTACATCGTTGATAGTAGCTGGTCTTACTGTGATGTTAGGGGCGGAAGTAGGCATTAGGATCTACTGTAGAATCGGGTGTTGTAATTACCTTCCCACGACAAACTATTAAGACTGACAGGGAAAGCAGTATCACCTTTGATGGTGAGTTTGATATTAGTATTACGTTGGAAGATAGGAACAACGTGTTCTGCAGAAGCAGACAAGTTGACGTTACCTAGGTTATAGCTATAAGGCAGTGTGACGTTAATCACATTGTCCCAAGTATCTTTACCAGTGATGTCTACGTTATAGGTGACAGGACCGCTAAGACCTGTAGAAACTTTGATACGATGAATAATAAGATCTGCACTAGCATCAGTAACGTGTTGCCTGTTCTCGGTTTGACCAAAGTAGAACTTCGGCATCTCAAGCAACATGTCGTACAGGTAACCAAAGATTAGGTTACGTCCACGATAGTCACCGGTAATCTCAGCGTAGTGATCGCTGCCAGATGTACCCATAGTGACACTAGCACCAGTCAGAACAGCACCAATAGAATCAGCAGCAGAAACAGCAGTACCAATGTAACCTCCAAGAATAACAACACAAGGATCTTCCCCTGTGATGTGATTGTAAGGAAGAATGATTCTAGTCTTACCAGTACTGCTATCGTAAGTACGTTCCGGGTTGATGGTAAACATATCCATACACACGTCCGTCTTCTCACCAGTACTCAGGGTCAAGAAACCTTGTTCACTGGATTGAGTCAAGTCATAGGATTGGACGAACACGTTAGTACCATCATGGGTAACAGCGTAGAACGTTGTTTCATCAAAGAACTGCTCTAGCAGCTTACCAGTCAGTTGCCACTTGTACCAAGTAGCAGCTAGTTTCTCCTCACCGTTAGCGTAATATCTATATTGATACAAGGTGTCACTACCTTGCTGACCGAATGACAGCAGCGATAGAGCAGGTGATGCAATAAAGGTATCTACGTTTGAAGGAATGAGTTCAGAAACGTTGTCAGTGAGCGCACCAGGGGCTGCAGGGGCTTCTTTTCGGATGTTTGATAGTTCGTACACCCTGGTCCACAGAAGCGTCTTAGAGACGAAACTGAGCGTAGTACCGAGAGATACGGAAGCAATGTTTTTATCACACTCAAAGTTAGAAAGAGTGTTGACCTTAGCAGTAGTAGGACTGAGGATGTCAGCGTCAGTAGAAAGCAAGAACTGCTCGTTCTGACCAAACAACACCAGACCCACACTAACCGTCTGCACATAAGCCAGGTTGACTGGCTGCTGTGAGGTAGCACTCAAGTCAATCGGATCATCAGCTGCAACAAACTGTGCTGAACCACCAAAGAAGTTAAAGTAGTCACCAGCTTTGCTAAGGATGACGTTTTCGTTAGACAGGAAGCCTAGACGGTTACGGTAGAAGAACAGGTTGTTGATCTTCTGACCAATGAAACTCGGTTCTGGATTAGTGGTGTCATCACCGACTAAACGATCAGTCCAAGTAACAGGTTCATATTTAAAGGAACCGTCCGTTTGACGAACGATTTGATGAGGCATTGTTAGCTCATCAATTTCAAACTTCAAACCAGGGGCAACAGTTTCAATCCACACACCAGGACCAACAGAGGCACTGTCTTGGGTTTCAAACTTGACCCACATATCGTCAGCATCAACAATGTCACTGTTGTACACCTTTAGAGTGTAACCATTAGCACATTGGTTAGGCAAACGACCCACCACGTTGATCTCGTTTTGGAAAACGTACAAACCTTCTTCAGTGGAAGAACCAGTGGTGGTAATAGTGAAAGCACTTGTACCAGTAATGTGGATTCCAGGACCAACAGCTACAGCGGTGATACCAGAGATAGCGTTTATACTAGACTGAAGACTAGCTACAATCGTACTAGAGTCCTCTACTCGCACACTGGTGTCAGTTGCAGTAGTGTAGGTGTAATCAGTTCCGTTGATTTTGACAGTGTACTTAGCGTTGTATGCAACGACACCAATCACCACAAAAGCCTGGTTCGGCAGGGCAGCTGCGGTGGTGGTTTTCATAGCAGTCGTCTTAGCTTTGTTCAAGACGAAGGTATAGTCGTTGATGGTCAGTAGTTCGATATCATCAGCTGTAGCACCGTTGAGGTACTCAGTAGATGGGATGGAAGAGATAGCACAAGCAGTCACTTCCGAATCATATGCAGTTTCAGCTGTAGACTCTGCAGACTGTGCGTTATCGTAGTCAGTCTGTGCGGTAGTCAGGTTGCTGGTAGCTGTGGTCAGTTGACCAGAGGTGTTAGTAGCAGCAGCGGTAAACCTAATCTCATAGATCTTCAGACCTTGTTGTTTGAGAATAGGGTACTCATCTGTACGTTCATCACCTAACACATAACCACTAGCAAAAGTGGTGTTACTGTACTGACCAATGACAGTTCCATTATTAGTAACGATGTACTTAGAACCATCATAGACGACACCAGACTTTACTGTTTGGTTGTAGTTGTCGTTGTAGGTAGTAGTTACTTCAAACAGGGAGCTTTCAACACCCGTCTGACCATCAGCAGTTTCAGCAAAGGTAGCACCGAACTGGTTTAAGTCTTCTAACTCAGCTGCTGTGGTGTCAATAGCACTACGGTAAGCAGCCAGATCAGTCTGCAGATTAGTGTAGTTACATCCACTAGGCACACCCTTTGTACCAGGCGTCCCCATTTCTACCTTACGTGGTTGACCGTCAATCAGTCCCCAAATACGGAAGATATTGTTATCATATTGTGCAACATATTTTTCGCCCGAATCCCGCAGGATTGAAAACCACTTGCCGGAAGTAGAAGCATCTTTGAGTTGAGCTACAAACTTACCGCCAGGACGCTTCAGCATTCCCAAAGCGTAGTCAGGAAAGACGTTCTGAGCGTCCACCACCTGACCAGGAAATTTCAAGTTGTCGGGTTGTTGCGAAATGCCAAGCAGAAGGGTTGGAATCCTTTGGGTCAGTGTACTCATCTCATCAGCGCATGGAACGGTTGATAGTTGTTATAATAATTCTCACCATCACGCCAACCAAAGATGCTGTAATCTGCTTGATTACAATCATACTCCAGTGCAGCAGCACGGGTTTGAATCTCCTGTTCCTGTAGAAGTTGGAACAGAGTGGTATCACCCACCATTTTATTAGCTGCAAGCCGTGCAGCCCTGGCGGTGATGTACAGTTGGATAGCAGGAGGAACGTCCTCAAACTCAAACAACCAAGTTACATCGGCTTCAATTTTATCTTCCCACTCATAGGTGTGCTTCAGTCTATCGTAGAACTTACCATCCCGACGCACTGGATCGAAATCATCACGGTGCTTGAACTTGGTAGTATCTAACTGAAGAACGTTAGTAGGATATGCAATATGTTTGGTCGTTGAATCCGGGGTGAATTCGTAGCCACGCTCAACGTTATAGTTCCAACCTTCAGCTTGAACTTGTTTGTTAACTTCACGCAGGGTGGTAAGAACGATAGCTACTTCAGGATTTTGTAGGTCGAGTGTGGTGACAGGAGCCTGTCCCACAGAGCTTAGTATTTGGTTAACAGCATCCAGTTCTGTGGACGCAGCATATGTGGCAGGCATAGTTCAAAATAAAAAAAAGGAGCCCCCGAAGAGGCTCCCGTTGAACAAATATTTAATTGGATCAGAAAGCGGCAGGCTTGGTAGCGGTGCCAGCAAACAGTTCCACGCAAGCAGCGGGGTTCAGGTAGTCAGCGCCCATGGCGAGACGACCCAGGATAACGTCGCCCTGGTAAACCACGGACACGTCACCGCTGGTGACTTGAACCTGAGGACCGATAGCCTCAACACAGCCTGCACCTTCACGCTGGAAGATCAGACCGCAGCTGTTAGCGAATTCGGTTTCTTCACCGTACTCGTTGTTGATACCGGTAACATCGTTAGCAGCATCCTCAACAGCCTCAGACACGAACGAACCGGTGTTACCAGGATCGGTGATACCGGGGTTAGTGGCAGAGCCAGTACCATACTTGGTACCGTACTGAGAGAAGAACGGGATGTTCATGCTCTTAAAGATTTTGATTCCGGCAATCTCAACGATGCCGTTACCACGCTGGCGAGCAGTACCTTGCTCGTCGCGGTTGATCAGACCATTCTCACCAACCTGTTGGATCAGTGCATAG